AGAGATTATTTCTGAATCTTGTTTAATGATACAACTTTTTATCTTGTTGAATAAGCGGTATTTCTTGGTAATATCTACATCTATTCTCAAATCTAAGCTCAATCAAATCTTCAAAGGAATTGATTTGATTTGTCCATGTCTGAAGTTTGATAAAATTCGCGAAGCACAGATCAAACATCATTTTGCATCCATCGTCCAGATCTTTTCTTTTTCACAAACGTCATCAAATGATGTTCATCTATGAAAAGATTGGTCGCATAATACCTAGAACTTTTTCCTTTGATGAGAACTCTGATGATCTCATTGATGGTTTCAATCAACTCGAGGTTATCATTTTCTATCTTAAGTTTTGCGGTGTCTTTTTGAGCCTAGATAATAATCGACACACTTTTTAATGAAAATCTGATGACTTGATCTCATTGTAGCCGACTTGCATCACAAATTTAAACAGAATCCACACAAAGAGTTTGCTATTGATCAAACCCTTTTCATCTCCGATTTTGAAAATACTAAACTTTTCTTTCAATCCAATCTGATCAACACTTTGAAATGAAAAGCCATCAAAAATCGGTAATAGGAAATTCCAGTCGTTAAAGGTTTTAAAAATTTGAAATTCACGTTCCTCATCATTTTAAAGTTTTTTGAAATGATGAGCTGGTCGTGATAACATTAATGAATAATTTATTGATTGTTTGTTTGATCACAATCAATCAACAATAAATATTTTGATGTGTTTGAGCCCAAATGTAAAGTCATTGAACGTGGGCGTCGCGTCTAATGTACCCGGGAAAAAGTTTTCGAGGCCTATCCGACACTACGTCGGCCACCCACCACCCTTCCACATCCCATCCACCAACGCCCAATCCGCCGCATACGGGAAGTAGAACACCCCCGCCGGAAACAGATCCCGAATCACATTATTAGGCGCCGGCGCATACAAGTTCAAGTCAAACCACCCCAACCCCACCACCGCAAACGCCACCATTCCCCCCGCAGTCATCCCCGCAGTCGACACCGACGCCAACGGCTTGTGGTAGGTCCCCGCCCGGCACCCATACCGCGGCATCCCACCAACCCAGGAAGTACTATTACCAGTAATAGTCACACCCTGCTGCATATTATTCACCGCCATCACCACATCGCTAGCCCGCTGGAACGCCGTCAACTCCGACCCTCTCAGGTCACCGCTAATTCCAACAATTCCACCAATATTAGAACTCGTCCCAGTCACCGTCACAGACCCGCCCCCAGCACTGCTAGCACGAACGTTTACCATTGCGAGGAGCATTCCTTCGCTCGCCCCCGCCGCCATTCCGTCCACGACCACGGTTCCAACATTATTCAGCCGATACAGCGGCGTCAGCGCCGCACGTAAGTGGTTCACGGAACCGTCAGAAGAGATAGTGTCATGTATGTGCACGGCTGCAGCGCCATCCACGTCCACAACCCTGTAATATTGGTTATTCAGCAGCCACACAGTTCCATCCATGTTTACCACGTTTACGCTGTTCACCGCCACCCGCGTCAGCGCACCGTACGACACCGAGGCGTTATAGCCGCCCTGCCAGTTACCAACCAGGTTCAGCACCGAACTCGACCCAGCGCCATTCACCATCACAGACATTACCGACTCCTCCGTCAAGGCCACGTTTGAGACCTGCCGAACAACCAGGCCCTGATTCAACCCAACCACCCTTAACGCCCCGGTCAGGGACGAGGCTGCGCTTAGCGGATTTTTCGGACTAGACAGGTCAGAGAAGCTGTTCACCACCAGGGTTCCCGAAGGGGTCGCCGACCCGCTCGCGCCCGCCGCCGCCATATTCATATTCAACTGCAGACAAGACCGGAGCCCCAGCTCTACCACTGCACCGGCGCCGCCGCCGCTCCCCACCGCCGGCCACGACCCCAGCACGGTTACAACGGTGTTTTCCAGAAGGGTCAGAGTCGAGGAGTTTCGCAGGACTATTCGACCGTTTACGAAGATGTTACTGTTGTAAATCCGGGGAACTCCATCAAGATACAAGTTTACTGGGCCACTGTTCAGCCGCAGCGACAACACATTGTTCGGAGCACTTTCGCCCGCGGGCGCCGCAACAAAAACATTTACCGGCCAGGCCCCGGACGTGGAAATGTTTCCCTTATCAAGCAGGAAATAGTTCCACGGGTCGTTCGCAACCAGAGACTTATCATATCCACCACTGCTTCCGCCGGGCATTTTTACGATCAGATTCACAGGCTTAACAGAACTAGTTTCAGGCAGCCCAGCCATTGCCACCGCGTTAAACCAGCCAGACCAGCCCGCCACTTCTCCGGGCGACAGCCTAATGAAAGCCGACCCTTCCGCACCCAGCGACATCGCCGCTACGTTCAGAGTTACTTCGGCACCTGCGCTGTTCGTGATTGAACCGGGAATGATAATCTGCCCGGGCTGCAGATTCGCAAACCGCACCTCAATGTTGTTTTTAACGTTGGGCAGGTTCCCGAGTAAAATATGCCCACCAGCCGCCACCTGCAATACCGAGCTCGGCGCTACCGTAAAGTTCGCGCAGTTGGTTACTGTTAGAACGTTTGCACCAGTCTTCAGGTTCAGGTTCAGGTTGGAAGTTTTTGTAATGTTTATGCGGTCAATAAACGTGCTGTCACTGTTTAACGCAACCGACACCTGGCTGCTAGCAGCTCCACTGGACAGGTTGCTTATAGTAAGGCCAACGTTTGTGTAACTGCTGGCACTGTCGGCCTGGTGGTAAACACCCACCTGCGCCGGCACCACAGAGTTTATAAGAGTAATGTTGCAGCCGGTATACATGTTAAAGTGTAGATCCCCTGCCGAGGCTTGTATACCGGCGCTTATGCCAGACAGGACAACGTTACTGTTTCCACGTACTGTTATCGCGGTACTGGCCAGGTTGAGCCACCCCGTGTTTAGCACTTCTAGCCTGCTGCTAGTGTTTAGGTTGATGTTGCCGGCCCAGTTCACGCCAGCCAGGCCAGACAACCGCACCAGGCTGTTGTTTTCCACTACCGCTGCTTCAGTGCTGAACCGGCCCAGGTTCGACGCGCCAACCCAGTTCAGGGCGCTGTTATTGTTTACAGTCAGAGCGCTGATACTCCAGTTCAGGTTCGAACCAGACCGGTCCTGAACCAGAATCGTTGAGTTTATCACCTGCACAGTTACCTGGCTAGACTGGTAAGCTGCGTTGATAACGTTCCATATGTAGTCCGAGCCGCTTACGGTTAGGTAGTTGTTTACGGGCAGCACGTTCGCCCGCATAGTAGACTGGGCTACCTGCATAAAGTTGAACACGGGCCAGTTGTTGTTGCTCAAGTTTATGTTACTGCCCAGAACCAGGAACCGCGACCCCGCGGTTAGGTTTGCCTGGGCCGGGCCAATAAACGAGGAGCTAGCCACACCGTTGATATTGCACTGGGTCAGGTTTATTGTTGCATTGTTGTACGCCTGCAGGGACACCACCGCCCCAGAGCCCAGATTAAAGTTTATCAGCGCCGCCTGCGATGTTTGAGCGTCAGGCCAGAACGAGTTTATGTTTATGCTAGCGTTGGACGGAACCCCGTGCATGTTGGCCACGTACACCAGCCTAAAGTTACGGATGTAAATATTGTTGCCACCCACCATTGCTGTCAGGGTGGGGCCGTTTGCGCTGTTGGTGCTGTTGTAGTTCCAGTGACTGATCGCGTTCATGTACACAGAACCAACCGAGTTTATGGTAAAGTTTGCCGCCCGTATTCCGCCCTCATACCAGGTGGTTCCGCCAGACTTAATATTGCAATACCGGCCCGAGCTGTTTTCTGGGCTGTCTGGTTCGGCCGGCAGATTGATGTACAAGTTTCCGCCCGTGTTCAGCGTCGTGGAAGACTGGTGGTTGAAATTCAGGGGCTTTACCGCCACGGTTACATCGCCGGTTGCGTGCAGGTTGCCCAGCGCCATAAAGTTGTATACGGCGTTAGTATAAAATGAGGTGAATATTTCATCACCAATAGCCGGACCTACCGAGCCCAAGGCTATGTAGTGGTAGTTGGTTGTGGGATCAGTCGGCGGGTAAACGTTTAGCGACACTGCTTTAGACGAAAATAGTCTAAACGCGATGTTCATATTTCCGATGATTCGCTCAGGCCGGACAGAACCGTTGAACGCCAACCAACTGTTACTCGTACTGTGCAGCTGTATGTTTTGCGTGTCTCCAGCATTCCACACGCCGCCAAATAGGTTGGAGTTCCCAAGCATATGTATGTTGAACCCAGACCCACTGTTACTCACCGACCAGCCGCTTACCGCGTTCGGCGAGTTGTTTATTGTCACATGTGCTGTATTATCGCAGGCCAGTTGGAATCCGTTGTGCGCCATGCTGATATTCCGCGCTGTCAAGTTTACTGGCTGACCGTCATTGGCTACCGTCAGCGGCAGGGCACTGTTGAAGTTGTAACCGTTGGCATCGTTGGAGAAAACCACATTGCTTGTGTGCAGGATATATCGTATGTTGTTGCCGCCCGCATGGTTGGCGTTTGCGTTGAAAGCCACAAACTCCTGGATGTTGTTCACAGTCATTTCCACGTTCAACAAGTCCGTACCCGGGCGGTTGAACACCACCACCGGATGGTCTGCGCTTACACAGTCGAGCATGTTCAGCACCATTGGCGAACCATACGCCGCCCAGTCATGTGCGGTAGTCGCCGGGCCCATGTTGAACACCGGGAGCTCAGACATTTCCTGGCTATTGATAAACGTGTAGCTACTGGACACCAGCTGGATGGTGCTGTCCTGTACCAGCTGCAAATACAATCCTTGTGTGTTTTCCAAGCCTAGCATGTCCGAGCTATTGTGGAAAAAGTTAGTTATGTGTAGGTTAAGCGTTCCGACAGGGTTGGATGCGTTCAGCACAAACTCCACCGGATGGTTAGCTAACTGCTGGTACAGGCCGGGCAACAGTAGCGCAAACCCCCAGGCGCCGCTCAGGTTCATTTCAGATATTCCGCCCGGCCTAGTCGGCATTTGTACGGCCACGCCCATGTTTACACAAACTACACCGTTTGACTGCGGCGGCTGGTTGGTAATGTCTATGATTGCTTCGGCCCACAGGGCGGTAGCATTGTTCAAGCCAGTTTCAATACCATTAGAATAGGTTACCAGGGGTGCATCTATTCTGGAGCCAAACATCTTGAAGTTGGCTATAGACTGGCTTATGGACGCGTTGTCACTGGAAACCAGATACACACCGCCCGAACCATTTTCTACCCTCAGTGTAATATTTGACTGCTCCTCGGCAATATTAGAGGGCCTGATGATTATCATTTTAGGTTGCCGCCTCTACTGAAAGTACTAGTTGCGCCCCATTCGTAAGGAACGTACTAGCTGTGTTGATTTGCCACGTCCATCCCCCTGCTGGTGCTGGTACGTAAAGCTTTATGGGTACCCCAGTCACAGACCGTTGCGGTTCCCTGAAAAACCAAACTCTTATTTCTAGGTCTGCGCTTGTAGACGAGGCCGGCGGTAGGGTGATAGAGATACCATCGGTGTACTGCTCGTAGCCACCGCTTAGCCACGTTCCATCAGAGCCTGTTATGGTGTACGCCGTGCCAAACAACTGCCCAGTGGTTCCTAGCAGCGCGGCCATTTCATCCAGCGTTGGCTCGGGTACAGTTTGGGCCGGCTCCACGGTACCATTAGACGGAACGGCTGATAGGTGCAACACTGCATTTACAGTGTACGCCACGCCCATCGACAGCGTCAACATACTGAGCGGGATAGCATTTTCATACATCGGTTCCCCAGGGTGCTCCTCTATTGCCTTGGTGTACACTGGTTCCGTGTTTAGCACCTGACCGGAGGCAGATATAACCTGGCTTACATCGATATAGTCGTAGATTTGCGCGGATTTTGTGACTGAAACGTTGTTTGCGGCAAACAAATCTTCCAACTGCTGTACAGTCAGCGCGTCTATTATCCGCTCATTCACCAGCTCTATGTCTTCATCAGTGGGGCTCAGCTCGTCTACAGCTTCATGCCAGGGGCGTACAAAACTGCCGGCAAGGTTTTGGTAAAACTCATCTTCCTGTAGGGATCTAGCTATCACTGCCATGCTAGCTCGCAATCTTGAAGGTGAGGGCCACAGCAATGCTATTGCTCTGACCAACGGTTATCACTGAGTCGGGGGTAAAATAAATGTACGCACCACTGGCGGTAGCGGTGAGCGTTGCGTACAAAACAGTAGCTCCTGTCGGGGCTGACAGGGGCAACTCTACATAGTAGGTAGAGTTCGCTACCGACCAGTCGCTTCCCGCCACAGTACCGGTGCTGTTGGAGCCGTCAGAATAAACTATAATGTAAGTCATATCCACCAGACCGTTGAGCAGAAGCTGCGGTGACTGTATCGATACTGGCATGTGTTACACTCCATATTCTACGCTGGTGAAATAGAACCAGTCACCAATATTTTGCGGGTTGGTTCCCCAGTCATTCGGCAGCGACATACTTGTTCCTGCCGCGCCGTCATACGTGACCGTTATAGTATAGGTGCTGGGCATGTTGGGCACTGTGGATATGACATTCTGTATATCTGCATTATCAATGGTAATATACTTGGTTGGCTGGCCATCAGAAGTAAGCGCACCCCAAGCGGGGCACAGTTCCCGGGTCCACCACTTGTTCAGGGCGGCCAGTATATCAGACTCTGCGGGCTTGTACACTCCTGCAGCAATACCGCCAATGGTTACCGTGATGGGGTGCTGGGTGCCCAACGCGTAAGCCACTTCTCTGTCCTGAGAAACATAGGGCTGGATGGCATCTTTGAGTACCTGGATATTTTCTGGCTCCAAACTTACTTGCATCCCTGCAGGGTTCAGCCCAGTGATGTACAAAATAGGGTCTGCAAATAGCAGGCGTACAAACTGGCACATTGGTTGCGCAGTCATTACCTTTGTTATCAATGCAAACGAGTTCACAAGCACAGACATAGCCTGCCTGGCCACTTGTACGCGGATTCTGAGCTGGTCATCTAGTTCAAGGTCTGACCCCTGAGTTTCCAGTTCTAGGCTTAGTATTGTTCCTACCGGGTCTATCACTGAACACGCAGCAATATCAGGAACTGGTCTCTCACCTGTAACATCACACTGAGCTATGTATGTTCCGTCTTCGTTCTGCTCGCCCAGCGTGTAATAAGTATTGCTGCCGCTGTCTAGCAGGGTGGCGCCTTCGTAGTCTTCGCTAACATCATCCATTGTCACGATGAGCGTTTGTGCGCTGTCTGTCTTGCGTTCTACACCGTATATGCTGGCCCAGCGGTCCAGCATTTCTTCTGTGGCAGTTTCAGGCGAGCCATCAAGGTACAAATCATACATAGTAGAGTAGACTTCCGCCAGCGCGTTGGCGATAGGCGTAGCAATGTCCCAAACTATTGATCCTTCGCGCTTGTCTAGCTGAGTCGGCAACTGTGCTAGTAGAAGGTCACGCAGCTCGTCCGCAGTGTACTCCTGCATTGTCTCATAGTTGCTTAACATTGCCATACGACTATTATGTCGTGCTAGCTGTACTAAGAGTATTTTTACCGGCATAATAAACACGTCTACCGGTTACGCTACCGGGTTACCAAGCGAAGACACCAATGGGGGTGTCTCCAGCACCTCCGGAATGTAAGCACCAACCTAACTTTGGAGGTTATAAATGTCAACAATTGGCATTACTACTCAGGAGTTTGGCACCAGCCAGACCATCCTGAAGCACCCAGAGCCGTATTCCGCGCATGCTGAGTCTATTGAGTATTCTGACTCGGCCGCTGTTGTGGTTGACGGCGTAACGATTCTCAAGGCCGGAACCATCTGGCCCGCGAACGATGGCACCGCCCAGGGCGTTGTCTTCACTGACGTCAATCTCGGTACTGCCGATGATCAGCATGGTGGCGAGGCTGCTATTCTGTTCGAGGCCGATATTGACCTTACCAAGATTCCCGCACAACCCAGTGCTGCCGCTATTTCGGCGCTTCCGCGTATCACGTGGTTCTCCGCTACCGGCAACACTCCTTACGCATGATAGGACAGTGATTTATCATGAATGTTTTTGATCTGATTTCAGCGCCGGAGATTGCGGCCTACTGGAAAGAAAACCTCACCTTGCGGACGCCGTTCCTTGGCGAGGGCCTGTTCCCCTCCCGCAAGCAGGTGGGCCTCGACCTGAGCTGGATTCGCGGCTACAAGGACGTCGGAGTTATCCTGCGCCCGTCCGCGTTTGACGCTCGTCCCACTCTGCGCGACCGCGGAGGTATCTCGAAGCAGCAAACCTCGCTCCCGTTCTTCCGTGAGGCTATGCACCTCAACGAGCGCGACCGCCAGCAACTCCTGAGCCTTAGCTCTGCCGACGACGCTCTGGCCGCCGCTTCTGTGGCCCGCTTGTTCGAGGATGCCGCCGGTCTGGTAGAGTCCGCGCGTATCGTTCCCGAGGTTATGCGCTGGGGTGTCCTGCAGGATGCGGGTTTCACCATCACTTCAGACGCCGAGAACGTCACCTACGAGTACAGTTACGACCCGGACAACTCCTGGCACACCAACAACGTGACCACGCTGTCTGGCACTGACACCTGGGATAACGAGGACACCGCCCGCCCGGTGCGCGATATTCTCGCCATCAAGCGTGCAGCACTGGCTCAGGGTGTTCGCCTCACCCGCGCCATCATCGGCCCGGAACTGTGGGCGTTCCTCCTGGAGAATCAGCACATCATCACCGCGTTTGCGCCCGGCTATCCGGCTGGCACTGTGGACATGGGCGACGACGAGCTGGCTTCGTTCCTGTCTCGCAAGCTCGGTATTACCTTCACGCTGTACGAAAAGCAGTACAAGGACGCCGACGGCAATAATCAGACTTATCTGAACTCCGACAAGGTTGTTCTTCTTCCGTCTGATAATATTGGCGAAACAGTCTTCGGTACTACTCCTGAAGAGGCCGACCTTCGTTCCGGCCTTACCGACGCTTCGGTTCAGATTGTGAACACCGGCGTGGCCCTCTGCACTAAGGTCGAGGCTGGCCCTCCAGTTCAGCACGTCACTTGGGCTTCTGAGGTTGTGCTTCCGACGGCTGAGAACCTGGATGCAGTTTACGTTCTGAAGGCTGTCCCGACCAACTGATAACCTTTAGGAGGTAAAATGTCTGGAACATTTGTTTCGACTGACAAGGTCCGTCCTGGCGCCTATGTGCGATATATTGGTCGGGCCAATGAAGAGTCTAGCACTTCGCTGCTCGGCAAGGTAGTTATCGGGGATACTTCGCTTGTTCCTGGTGCTGTCATGCCGAACGCTGAAGGTGTTGTGCCTGATTCAGTGTCTATCACTGCTGCCACGATTATTGCTGGTGGTCCTCTCGCTTATGCGGGCTTGGACTCTGTAGGCAAGGCGGTTGTGGATGGTGTCCTGACCTATGGCGTCGAGGCGATTATGGCCCTGGCTGACGCTGGTTCAGCGCCTGACAAGTCCACCTGGACCGACGGCACGAACACCATCTTTAAGGCCAAGTATTTCGGCGGGTACGCGCTGACGATTGTGAAGGATGCTTCCAACACAATCACGATTCTCGACCCTGACCAGAATATCCTGTATCAGAAGAAGAACGCTACCGCTTGGTCTGATGTGCTCTACAAGTACCTGGACGTTGACCCTGACGCTCCATGGACTGATGGTGCCATTACTCTCACCTTTGAGGCCGGCTCCGCGCTGTCTATCACCAACCCGGTGCTTGATGGCGCTAGCTACAAGCCTTATGCAGGTACGGTTCTCGGTCCTTCTCAGGCGGCTACGCAGTCCACTGCTACTGCCGTGCAGGCTATCCAGGCCGCACGCGCTGCCGGCTATCTCTATACCTATGTAGTTGGGCTGACTGGTTACGCCGGCCAAACTCCTTCTGATGGGTCTGAGTATCTGGTGCTGGTGGCTGAAAACCTGGAGTTTATTGCCACGACTGGTACGCCTGTCGCTTCTGCGGTCGCTGCGGGTATGCTTGCTTCTGCCACGCCTTATGTGTCCAACACGTTCAAGACTGTGACGCCCAGCAAGTTCCGTCTCACACTCGACTATGACAATGAAAGCACAGAGGCTGCTCTGCTGGCTGGTGTGACGTTGTTTAGCAAGCGCTGGGCTGGCGAGATTTACTACGAGCAGGACATCAACTCGCTTGTGTCCTTCACGGTAGAGCGCCCGAAGGAGTTCCGCAAGACGAAACTTATTCGCACTCTGGACGCCATCACCACGTTTGCGTCGAACACGTTCGAGCTGCGTTACGCTGGTAAAGTGCAGAACAACGACAAGGGTCGTTCGTTCCTGCTCTCTGATGTGGCCGCTTACATTGAAACTCTTCAGGCTGGCGGGGCCGTGGAAGAGTTCGACAGGGCGGCTGACATTTCCATCTATCAAGGAGACGATGATGATGAAGTTGTTGTGGACCTCTACATCAAGTTTGTCGACTCGATGGAGCACCTATACTTGACTATTTACGTCAAGTGAAAGTAGGCGATTGATATGGGTAACTTCCAAGCAACCAACACAATCAGCGGCCGCGAGGGTAGCATATGGGTTAGCAATGATAACATGGCTCCCACTGAGGTTGCGTATGCGCAGAGCATTGAGGCGACAGTTGAAGTGAACACGACTGACGTAAATATACTTGGTCTAAGGGCCACTCAGCAAAAACCTTCTGGCTATTCTGGTTCTGGTACTCTGACGTTGTATTATACAACCTCGCTGTTCAGGGAGGCCATGTTGGATTATATGCATAATGGCACGCTAGTCCATTGGACTATCCAAGTCGAGAACAACGACCCAGCTTCTGGCGCTGGCAACCAGGTAATCGAGCTGCAAGATGTTATTTTCACCTCGGTTCCCATGGGCATTGTCAATGCTGAAGAGGATGTGCTAACTGAAGACCTTGACTTTACCTTTGGTGACGCAGTCTTGGTCACTCCGTTCAGTGCGTTCTGACCGACAACTGAATAACGTACAACTCAATATGGTAATCCCTCCCGGCCCCTTGGTATACGCCTTGGGGCCGGGAGTTCTTTTATGAGATTACCTAGTGTCACGCTTCAGTATCATGAACATTCGTAGGTCCAGACTTGCTGGCCGCAGTCAAACAACCCCTGGAAATTATGTATCTCCATGAGCTCTGCGTTATCTGTGTGCTTGCCGAACACCCAGCATTTCCTGTTTGAGTCCCAGGCAGGCGTAAACCCTAGTTTGCCCATTCTAGCATGATAACGGTCGCCTAGAACTGTGCCAGGTTCATGCTGCGGCAAGTTAGGCGCCACAAGCCTATCAAACCCCTTCAGCGCCATCTGCGCAGCTGTAAAATGCAGATCAGTATTACCTCTGCCTACTTTGCCAAACCAGTGATACCCCGGTGGGTTTGTTCTAGCCAGTACCATGCCCAAAGTCTCATAGCTGGCCCCAGAGAACTTAGCTATATCACAATAGCTAATAAGCTTTCCACGTACACTACTGGCCAATGCCGCATCCCACAGGGCTTTGATTCCGCCATCTACTGCATAGCCGTGCATTGTACAAGACCGATACAGCTCCCAGTCAAACTTTTTATTGAACTTAGGCCGGCCCCACATCATCATTTGGACGATACCCAGAGTTGGATGTACAGCGGCAAAGACTTTTTCGCCATACTTTTGACCGCATCCTTGGAAGTGGTACGCGTCAAAGAATGCCCTTATATCTTTGCGTGAAGGACTCTTGCTACTGGAATCTAGTTCTACTATCTCACAGTTAGCTATGGCCAAGTGCGTGCGCTCTGCAGCCCAGCTGTGCAAAGTTTCCAAGCTGTCCCAGGGGAATGCATGGACACAATGCAGCCCATTGCGTTTTGCCGCTAATGTCTTGTCCAAGTGGTAGTTACGTAGTTCTTTAGGCGAATCTATAGGCATAATATGGTTGCCACTATAATCTAGTTCGACAACTGTATTATGCGCTATCTTGACGTCAAAATAGTAATGCTTGCCAGTAGTAGGGTCGGCTACAGAAATCTCGCCCTCTTTATCTAACCAACCTAGCTGCTCTCTGATACTGTATTCGCTATTGCTGAACGAGTTCCATCCTTGGGCAAGATTCTGACAGTTTCTACTGCAGAAACGTGCGGCTGTAAAAGTGCTCCGTGGATAGAACTCAGACCCGCAAAACTCACAGGCATGACTATGTATAGTATGGCGCGCTACACCGCCACAAGTTCTACTGCAATACCGCATATTTCTGTGGTGTGGTATAAATGTCTTACCACATAAAGCGCATTGTTTCGGCTTGGTAGCCCGCGCTGCGTCTCTGCACTGTACAGAGCAAAACTTGGCATTTACTTGCCCTGGATTGGGCATAAAATCAACGCCACACTCCTCGCATGGTCTTGCAAATGTTTTACGTCTAACGTTATCTGAACATTCTCTGCTGCAGGTGTGCTCTGGATTAGTCCTGCTGCTCGGAGTAAACACTTTGCCGCACCATTTACATTCCATCTGGTCTGAAATCTTTACAGCGGCATCGTAACAAGCCTTTGAGCAGAATATGCCTTTGCTGCCTGGTTTAGGCTTGAACTGCTTGCTGCAGTGTTCGCATATAGCATCTGGTCGTAGTCTTTTTGATGCACCATTACATGCTTGGCTGCAAAACTTGCTAGTCTTGCGCCTAGGCTTGAACTGCTTGCCACAGTGCTTGCAGGGTTTCATACTTCTCCTCTCTAGGGCTTTTATCACACAGATACTTATGTAGCAATCCTAGCGCTTCATCAGATTGAGGAGCACTAAAGATTATTCTGAGCAAGTCATTAGCTTGGTCATATAGTCTTGTTTTGTACCAGGCTATATCACCATCAAAGTGGCTAGCACAATAATCGCACTCGCAAAACATACTGGTACGTGTATCTGCATTATAAGAGCCAAGCAACTGCAGCTCAAAGTCTGTCATAGCTGTACTGCTACCTAGGGCTGCTAATACTTCGTTCTTTATGGCTCGGTCTAAATCGCACAGGCGCGAATCATGTTCTCTGTGCGGGTCAAGCAGTTGATGGCATTCATAGCAATATCGGTGGTCGGGTTCACTTATCCACTGCTTGTGCGCTAGTCTGCACGCTGGTTCTAGACAGAACTTTTGCACGCAATAAGTAGCTGTAAATGGTTTGAGGCAATAGGCGCAGGTACCAACGCGCCCTACAGGCACAGATGCAGATACAGTTATAGCATCTGTGTCTGGCTGCCGCGCGGGTTTGGTCGTGGCTCTCCAGACGCATTGCTTGCTGTAGCAAGTCTTATCCGTCTCTGCCACTGGCTTGAACTTGTTGCCACAGTACTCGCACTTACGTGCTGGGTTGTTGGCGTGGGCGCAGTCAGGACTACAGAAGCGCCTGCTACCGTTGACGGAGCCAAACTTTTCTCCGCAGTTCGGGCATGTCCTAGTCTCTACTGGTAATCTCATGCAATCTATTATGCCACGACACGTCAGCTGAACCCCAAGCCAACCAAGGCAACGATTCGGCAACAGTACCCACACGATATAATAGAACACATGGACTATGGCGCGCAGATTGTGACGATGATAGACCAGCGTATCGAGCAGAAGCTCGCATCCACGCTGGTGCCCTCCGTGGAGGTGCTAGTCGCCAAGACAGACTCTGGTGATGCAAACCCAAAGTTCATGTACAACAACATGCAGGTGCCGTTTGACATGATAAAGATGCCAAACTTCATCAGCACGTGGTTCGCTGGCGACAGTTTCTATGCCCTACTCAACTCCAACGGCACGCTGTTCAATGTTCTCAGCTGTATCGGGCAGGGTGATGCACCACCAGTGCCTACTGATGTTCCGCAACTGGCTACTCCAGCACAGGTCGCTGCCCGGTCTAACGCGTATGTGTACACCAACCCTGCAGAGGTTGAAACCATTTGGCAGGATGACTACTCCAAAGCCAAGGCCACTGCCTCTGAGGTAGCCAACAAGTCCAATGTGAACCATTGGGTTAGCCCATCGCAAGTGGAAACAATGATAGTCCAAGACAAGGCGACAGACTCAGATGTGGCTACTCGTAGCGATGTCAACCACTGGGTCAATCCTGCTCAAGTGGATACTATCTGGTTTGACGACTACGAGGACAACAAGGCTTCAGCCGCTGAAATCGCAGCGCTGGCGGATGTCAACCACTGGGTGTCTCCCAAGCAAGTTGGCGACGCCATCTCCGTCAAACAGGATAAGCACCCATCTTCTCTACCTGAGGAGATTGGCATACAGAAAACTGATGGCGATTCATACCCCAGTGGCAAAACGTTTACCGATAGCTTATCACCTGCATCCACTGCCAATCAAGTACCTACTGCTGGTGCAACATACGAAGCTATTCTAGATGCCAAGCTCGCGCAGCACGAGTGGCTGCCTGCCGTTGAAACATTGGCAGATTTACCAGACCCGTCAACATTGGACCGTGATGTAAACTATCTTATAAAAGTGGTTGAAGCTGGCCAGGTTTGGGAGCTGTTGCTCACCGGGGACTGGCACCTGTATAGCAATGAGGGTGACTATGTCACGCCTACAGAGCTGGATGATGCGTTAGACACCAAGATTGATAAGCCCTCTACAAACAAGGGTATGACGAGTGACTACACTTTTGACAGGGGTGACTCGTTCAAGGTGCTACAAGTAACAACCTCTGGCGATATCGTAGAACGTATCATGACTATGGCCATTAGTACAGCGCCAGGCGGCATCACCATTGTAGACACCACCACTCCTGCCAGTTTCAACCAGACTCTCACTAGTATGGACGTTGGAACCTTCTTTGGTGGCGTAGTAAACCTGTCATCCTACCCGACTAGTGCATTTACATGGCAACCCGGTTTGGCAGCGGGTGAAACGTTCAAGTTTTGGGCTGTAAAGACTAGCTCTGGTTCGTGCGATGGTTACGGGTCGTTCACGGCAACCAATGTCAAGGGCAAAGCATACTCGTTTGTGCTTACCCTCAACTCCACCGCACCAGTGTTTACGCTTATCAGCACGCGCCCCTCCATAGAATCCCTTAGCATCGGCGGCGTAGACTTGTCCGCTACAGCGGCCACCCAGTCTGTAACTCCCAACTTGGTTGGCACCGGTACTGTGGCCAACCTGGGAACTACAGGGGCAATGCCGTGGAGCAAGCTGGACGGTATCATACCAAAAAATAAATCGCGGCGTAATGTTGTGGTCAACGGTTCAGCTGCAAGCTACTGGTCAAATATGTCCACCGCTGTAGGTAACACAGACAGCACTGTTGCACAGATTTGGGAGTGCGGTGGCCTATACTTTGGTTATATCATGATTGCTCTCAAGGCAACAAGCTCTATGACTGGTATCCAGTACCTAGGCACACTGAGCATGACTGGCATGGGCATGATGTCCATGGGCTTTACTAGGTCGCTGTGCGGGTACAGTTACACTGGCACAGACTACTACCCCAACGGCATTCTAAGATCTTTCCAGATGCACCCAACAAACGGCCAGATACGGTGCTGGCAGTCTGGTGCAACCACGGGCTCTATGGGCGTTATTATAGAGCTTATAAGCCCTGCAAATAGTATGGCCTAGTTTGGGCCAAGCTGCATATTATAAGCCCCCTGGCCTGCTACAACCAGGGGGCTATCCTAAGGTAGCGAACTTTAGGCCTACTTGAAGTTGGTTGGCACGCTAGCATACCCAGCGTATTTTGTCTTCCAACCTGTACCAGTGCTTGCACTGAACATTGAGTTAGTAGATGATCCGGTGTAGCGTTGGGATATACTTACCGTATCGCCATTGGCCCAGAACATAGATGGGTCAACAGGAGCATCTATCTCAGTAACCGAGGAGGTTTCCCCGAGATACTGAAAAGCATTTTGATACACAGTGATTACAGTATCGTTGGTAGCGTTTATACTGCCAAACAACCCAGGCGCGATATACGAGCAGTTACTTAGGCCATAGAATATACGATAGAACATGTAGGTTGTTGCATCTGCTTCCAGATTGGCAAATATTGCTGGAAGGCTTGTAATACCACTGCAGTTGTAGAACATCTGATACGCCATCATACTGCTATCAGTAGATGTAAGATTTTCCAGAATGTTTCCAGGCACGGTTGTCAGTGCAGTGCAAGTTTGGAATGTGCTTCTGAACACGCCAGACCCTGTAGTGGCCGCTATCTTAGCAAACAGTCTCTCCGGTAGGCTTATCAGCCCAGTACAGCCATAGAACATGTTGTAGAACGCAGACCCTTGCGCCGTACAACCGCTATCAAAGCCTGCAAACAAGTCGTCTGGTAAGCCTGTAAGCGCTGTACAGCCATAGAACGCGTTGTAGAATATGTTGGACTCAGGTTTGCCACTGATTGAACCAAAGAACCCGCTTGGTATGCTTGTGAGAGAGGTATCACCATACAGCAAGCCGTAGAACAGCAGCTCAGTTGCTGGGCCAGCAATACCTGAGATACCATTTATCAACCGTGGTGGCAGCGCAGCTATCTTGTTGTTGTAGAACATATACGCAAATAGACTACTAGTGGGCGTCCCCGTCATCTTGTGCAGTAATCTAGGTGCGATACTAGTAACACCCGTGCAGCCTTGTGCAAAGCTGTAAAACATTTTGTTCACGACCGTATAATCCGTGTCCCCGCTACCGCAGAGCGCCCTCAATGTGCCACCAAACTTGACAACATTTGTTTTGGAGTAGAACATGTAAGCAAGACTGCCGGGGTATGTAGCGTGGTTGCTACGCCAGTCGCCTCTGAAGTAGATACGGGTGGTAGACGACACAGACAGCGTTGGTGCTGTCGTCGTCGAAGCAGTATGGTTTGACCATGTAACTCCATCTACTGAGTACTGCCGCACACCGGCACTTACCGCCGGCAGGGAATAGTTGGTGCTGGTGGTGCTCTGGAACGACGTTACCGCCGAGGACAGGTCAATATAGAACACATCACTGCCACTACCGCCCCATGTTGTCGGGATTGTGCTGTACTGAGCGTACTTATCGATAAAGCCGCTCGACAGCACACCGCTGTTGTGGCCAAATGCGTTGTTGCTTTCAGACCCGGTGTATCGTTCTGTCAGCGAATAGATATCACCGTCGCTCCACAGGTACCGCATGTCTTCGGGCGCAGAGATAAGGTCTAGCTGGCCCCCATCGCACGTCCTGCGGAACAGATGCTTGTAAACGGTAGTATCGCTTGTTGGCTCTATTGCCCCAAAGATCGGGTAGTTTATCTCTTGCAGGTTGGTGCAAAAAGAAAATGCAGCCTCGAACTCCGACTCTGCGGCAGCACCAGATACATCAGAAAATAGCCCAGCTGGGATAGACAGTATCTGTTCGCACTCGTAAAATACTCCAGCGAAGGCACCCTCTGCGCCTGGGCCGGTGATACCACTAAATAGTTGGCTGGGTATAAAAGTGATGCCACTGGACACGAATGCCCCAGCAAATGAGTACGGTTGCACTGGGCCGTTTATGCCAGCAAACAAATCATCGTGTATGATACTTATACTAGTATTACCGAACGTGTACTGGAATATACGTTCTGTTGGCGCGCCAGTAATACCAGCCGTGAGACCTTCGCGTAGCTCACCTGTTATGCTAGAATACTCAAACGTGCTCTTGAACATGTATGGCACCGTTGACGTAATCCCGTCCAAGCTGAACAGCGCGCCAAGATTACCGCCAATACCCACCAAACTCGAGTTTTCGTAAAACATGTTGCAAACAGAACCAGGGTATGCAGAACTAGAATTATTCCGCCAGTCCCCGCGGAAATACACCCTGGTGGTTGGTTCGCTAAATGTAAATGTTGGCCCGCTACTTGTGGACCCAGTATGATCTATCCAGTCCACACCATTGGCAGAATACTGGCGCACACCTGCGTCCACAGACGACAGTTGGTATTTGTTACTAGATGTTGTCGTAAAAGTTGCGCTTGCCGCGTTCAAGTCCACATAAAAGTATGCGTCTATGAGAGAAGATCTTACGCCCTTGTTTATCGCTACTGGGCCATAGTTTTGGATCACGCTACAACGACCTTCCAGTCTGCAGAATACAGGGTTTCGTCTGGGTCGTCCGGAGTAAAGACTGTCCCACTCCATCCCCCAGACAGCGCTGTGCCTTCCAGAGTTGTAATCTCAATGCTGGTAGGCGTCTTGGTGGTAGTCACTGTGAGCGCACCAGAGGCATCATCGCGAGTAATGTCAGTTATCAGCACTGGAATGGTTTCAGCTTCTTCCCATGCTCCGTACTTGCGGACATAAGTCAAGTCTGGGTCATCGTCAGGAACTTCTGGGATACCCTCATTGCTTGCCTCTACCCAAGCGCCATGCTTACGAACGTACTCTTGATCAGGGTCTGCGTCTGAAACGTCCTCAATCCACTCTCCGGCGGCTTCCCAGTCACCATACTTACGCAGGTACAGTTGGTCTGGGTCCGTATCAGGTACATCTGCAATACCCTCATTGCTGGCTTCAACCCACTGGCCAAACTCGCGGACATATTGTAATCCAGTGTTGTCGGGTACATCACCAATACCCTCAGCAGGGGCCTCAATCCACTCGCCAGCAGAGCGTACGTAAGTGCCGGCATCAGCGACATCTTCCACCCAGTCTCCTGCGGCTTCCCATGCTCCGTACTTACGGACGTACTGCTGGTCTGGGTCGGTGTCAGGAACATCCTCAAACCACTCGCCTGCGGCTTCCCACGCATCATACTTACGTACGTACTGCTGGTCGGGGTCAGTATCAGGAACGTCCTCAAACCACTCGCCTGCAGCTTCCCACGCGTCATACTTACGGACATACTGCTGGTCTGGGTCGGTATCAGGAACATCCTCAAACCACTCGCCTGCGGCTTCCCACGCNNGGGGTCAGTATCAGGAACGTCCTCGAACCATTCACCAACTTCAATCCACGCGTCATACTTGCGGACGTACTGCTGATCGGGGTCAGTGTCAGGGACATCCGGAATACCTTCATCAGTTGCCTCAACCCACTGCTCGTACTTGCGAACATAAGCCTGGTCAGGGTCTGTATCGGGAACGTCTGGAATGCCAGGGTCGGCAGGGTCAGTCCAACCGCCATTGATACGCAGTTTACCAGCCTCCCCTG